CCCGAACCAGATTTGGCAAGGAAAACCTTACCATCAGTTGTGTTAATTGCTAATTCTCCGAGCTGGAGATTCGAGTTTGTGGGTTTCTGACCCCCAACCGCACTCCTACGCAGTTTGACTATTTGAGCCATATCTTTATTTTCCTTCTAATTCTTGGTATATACCAAATTATAACCTATATAGGTCTATTAATAAATACTTCTTTGGGTAAATAAAAAAACCCCGATTTCTCGGGGTTTCTATGTTTGTGTTTGGTTAAGTTAGTATGTACCTCCGTCAATTACTGTAGAAAATACCAAACCACCGTTTGAATTCTTATAACCTAAGATACCATCCATAACATCGGTTGTCTCTGTTGTTGAAACGTAACCAACAACGTTGGTATTATTTCTAAACATGATTGCCGATGTTTTTGAGTTACTATCAGCACCTCCGGCAGAACTTAATGTTACGTTACCCGCAATTAAAGTTGCTCCGTCTGAAGATGCCACAGTAAATTTATTTGTATTGTAAGCAAGTACCGTACCACTGTCAGATAATAAACTATCTCCGATTGTACTTGCACCTGTTGCTTTTGGAATTCTATTTGTTGTTAAACTTATTTCAGAACCGTAAGTCCCTGCAGTTGTACCAATCAATTTACTTGATTGTCCACTTGATGAAACAAACATCCAATAATCACTTAGAGAATCCCATACAAGTGAAGCCGAAACTCCTGAAGAACCTGAATCCATAACTTCGAATCCCGCATATCTTTCAAATGGAGAGTAAGCGTTTAATCTGATAATATTATCATCAAGTTCAACAACTGAAGATGAGATATGTACTTGAGTTGCACTACCCAATAAATTTAAATTACCACTAATATTAACGTCACCACTGAAACCTGTGTTTCCTGTGATTGTCATTGTACCACCTGTAATGTTGGTAGATACTAAATTAATAGTGGTTGCACTTGTTGATATGAATGAAGAGTTTGAACCTAAATCAACTGTAGATGGTAAACTTACCGTCCATGTTCTATCTCCCGTTAAGTTTTGTGGCACCTGTTCTAATATCTTGTGCTAAATCGTATTGAAGTGTATTTGTTCCGTTATTGAATGATGTTGTCAAACCTTTAGCCGCAACACCCGCAAACGTCATTGTTTCGGTTTTAAGTGATACATCACCTGTTGTGGTGGTTGTACCGTCAGAACCTGTAATGTTTAATGTTGAAACGATTCCTGTTAATTGTGAACCATCACCAACAAATGAACCTGTAAATGATGATGCGGTAACCGCACCTGTAATATTTGCGGAACCTTGAAGTCCGAATGAACCTGTAATGTTTACATAATCAGTTGATTGGTTACCTAATGTGGTGTTTCCAACAATGGTTAAATCATCACCAAAATTACTACCGTTACCTAAAGTGATTCCACCAACATATACTGACCCACTGAAATAACCATTTCTCCAAGCTTTACTTGTAGAACCTAAATCAAATGAGTTGTTTACGTCAGGAATTATAGAAGAAGAAACCTCAGCACCGAAAGAGATATAATCAGTATCACCGTCACCAACAATGATATTACCACCTAATGTGATATTACCATCGATTACTGCATTACCCGTTAATTTTAAGTTTGAACCTGTAATGTTACCCGTAAATTGAGAATCTCCGATAACTGTTAAGTTGTTAGCAACTCTAAGGTGAGAAGCCGATAGTGCGGTTGTGAAGTTACCAGTACCACCTGTAATGTTTGTTACGTTAGCGTTTGTACCGGTTAAACTTGTGATTGTAACATTGGCAATGGTATTACCCTCAATGTTACCTGTTAAATCTATTTTTCTATTACCACCCGAAGCTAAGATGAATAAAGCTTCGTCAGTTGTTGAGTAAAAAGGGGTTCCGTCAACAGTTGTACCGTATGAACCAGCACCAATTGTTGGAACGGTAGAACCTTCGTAAATTTTTGAAACGGGTTTATAACCACCAGCTATTTCGTCAGAACCAATGAAAACCCATGGACCGTTCATTGTTCCAATCGAACCGGTTGCCACGACCATTTCACCAGCTCTAGCAGTAACATCTTTAAGTTGTGTGATACTACCCCTTCTGTGCTTAATTATTTGTGCCATGTTTGTCTATAATTTTTCTTCTTTTATATAAATACTTAATTTTTCTTTTAAAAGAACCCTCCCAGGTCGATTTCAGCATTTGCTGTGGGACTTGAGAATGTTCCTAATCCGGAGATGTTCAATGATGCGGAAATTATTTGTGAATTAATTAAGTTTTCAACGATTTTCATTGCCCCTGAAACAATTAACGTTTCGGAATTGGGGTCATTTTTCTGTACCAAGATGGTTTTACCCTCAACAATTAAATCTCCTTTGATTGTTGTTGCTCCACTGATGGTAATCATTGTACCATCGTCAATAACTCTTGAATCTACAAGGGTACCATTTGCATGAACTTTTTGTAGCACATTTTCATGACCTAATCCACCAATAAGGATAGCTTGTTCAGAACCCGAAGGACCCGCTATCCACCTGTCATTTAGAGAATCCCATAATAAACTCCCCGAAACCATGTTTGGGGATGTGGGGTCTTTTACTAATAAACCACCAAATGCCTCTGCGGTACCATTTAATTCAATGATGTTATCACCAAGACTAATTGTTGTTGACTCTACTATTGTTGTTGTCCCTCTAACCGTAAGATTACCACCGATATCCAATGAACCGGAGATATCCATATCTCTAACATAAATCCCCTCTAACGGTAATATATCACTACCCAAAACGACCGTGGTTCCCGAAGGTGGAACAGTCTCAATTTGGGTCCAATTAATCTTTTGTAATGCCATGTAAAAGTAAAGTCTTTTACATAAATATTTTATATTGGCTTATATGCAAAAAAAAAGAGGAATTTAATCCTCTTTTTCTTCTGTGATGTATTTTTTTATGATTCCCATCGCTTCTTCTTCACCGTTAAAGTCCCTCGTCGGACAAAAAACAGGTCCCGTATTGGACCCTTCCTGTCTTATGAAAAAGGTAGGTAGGTAATCCAATTTCGTTTGTTCGAGTACTTGGTCCCACAATTTCTTGTTTGAGTTAACCTCGTATTCGGTGAATGGAATTGATTCATTACCGAGTCTTGTCTTTAAACTTTTACAAGCCCCACACCCATTTAAGGTGAATAGAATTAATTTGTTAGCCATTTAATTGAGTTAAATATCTTTTATAAAAATCGTCAGATTGGGCACCTGCGGATTGTCCTATTAGTGATGACCCTTCAAAGAACATTACAGTTGGTACAGAACGGATACCCATGTCCATAGAGAACTCTCTGTTATGGTCAACATTTAATTTAACAAATTTGACATCAGGGTACTCTGTTTCCATTCTTTCTAATCTTGGTATTAGCATCTTACAGGGTCCACACCAATCTGCATAAAAATCCACTAATAATTTTTCTCCGTGGAGTTTCATTTGTTCTAATTCTTCGCTTGTTACGTTTTGCATTTTTTTTAATTATTAAATCCTATTGTTGTTTTATTCTCACTCTTATAGATTTCTTCATCTATATTGTAAATATCCGCCAAACACATTCCTTTGTCAACCCTTTTTTCGTTTCCAAGGTAATTTAATAGGTTATTTGTTTCATCAACATTTAATTTCTCAAACTTGTGTTCAACAATTAAACGACCCTTACGAAGTAACGCTTGGTCGATTTTTTCTCGTTTCATGTTGAATGTTGCGATTATTTGAATACCCAAACAATCTCCGAGAATCCCATCAGTTAGGTTCAAAATATTTGAAACTCCAACAGATGAACCGTTACCCTCTCTATCCGCAATTACCCTTTCAGCATCCTCCACAATCAAAATAGAATTTTTATGTTCCATTAGGAAAGGAATGATTGACGGTTCGGATAATGATTCTGCCATTGCCGGTGGAATAAAAAGAATCTCCTTGTCGTTTATCAAACGAGTAAGGTATTTGATGTACGATGTTTTTCCTGTGCCAGGGTCACCATGAAAAAGAATAATACCCTTATCATTTGGTTTATTCAATCGTTGGATAATGACATCGTGGATTTTTAAGAACTTCTCACCATAGTTTAATTTTAAATCGATATCAGGAACATTCATTTCATACTCTTCAGTATCTAAATGTCCCATATCGGATTTAACTAAGTTGATTCCTGTCTTTTTTATTTCAATTTCAAAATTGTGTAATTCGTATTTTTCAAAATATTCACTTGATGACAAATACAAAGAATTATAATAAAGTACCACATCATAATAAATTCCATGTGTTTTATCTATGGTACTTTTTAGTACGATAATCACCTCATTTTGTTTATCGACCAACATATGTGTGTTTGTTGGTTTATCGTAACGTCTGCCGGTGATTATTAATTCACAATCATTCGTAAAACCAAAACCTAAAAGGTGTCTAAAAACATCTGATTTGTAATTCTTTTTTGAATTTATCATCTTTGATGGTAACGTATCAAATAAATGAATAAAGTATTGTTCCACCGGTAGCTCGTTCCCATAACCTATCTCGTGTAGTGGATATTTTTCAGGTAATCTCTTCATCTTCTATTTTAAATAAAAATTTATATGTTTCGGAATGTACTCATAGATTGATGTATCTTCCATTTCCTCTTCTTCTGCTTGCTTAAACGCCCTCAATGTAATTCGTATCAATTCGAACTGTTCCTTGGTTAGTTGTGGTTCTCCCCTCTTTTTTATCAAGATACGTTTTTACTGTTTGTATGTAAACCAGAACATCAGGATGAGCCATTATTAGTAATTCATAATTAATAATTCAATTCCCTCATTTTGTGTACCGTCTTTTTTGGAACCGGCAGCCTTTTTAAATGTTTGGGATTCCCATCTGAAACCTTTTGCGAATAGTGATAATTGACCATTCTCATCTACACCATTTCCGTATCTTGGGAACCACTCATTTAATTGTGGGAATTCATAATACGATAAGCTAAATTTACCTTGAGCGGCTTTCAATGTATCTGCCAATCTCTTGTGGTCATCAGCATCAAAGTCATGATTGGAATAATAGTTCTCGGTTTTCCAATATGGGGGGTCCATATAGAAATATGTTGTTGGTGAATCATATTTCTCAACTACTTGTTGGAAATCCATATTCTCAACGAAAGTTATTTTATCAAGGTGTGCTCGGTACTCAGGGTGTTTTAATTTATCCATGAAAATTAAAACTTTACAACGATATTTTCCCTTGTAATCGGTGTAATTTGATGATTCGGGTTTTGAACCTGAGAATACTTGTGTCAACACATAAACATACTTTGCGGCAGCTTCGAAATCGGGTTCATCACCAATCACAAAATCGGGGGCAAACACCTCTTTTTGATATTCTTTGAACATTTGTTCATACTCAGGTGGTGTATTCTCAACCCCCAATTGTTGGCAAGGGTATTTTGCCAATTCTTCCCACAATCTATCATAATGTTTGGAGCAACGAAACAGGTTTGTGTTCAGTTTGTTAAAATCATTATAAACAACTGTTTTAAGGTTAGGATACTCTTTGAGGTCCATATTGAAGAATACCCAAAACATACCTGAGAACCCTTCTACATAAGTTTCTATGTCCTTTGGTATAAACGGGACAATCCATTTTCCTATTCGTGCCTTACCACCAATATATGATATCATATTTAATAAGCTTTCTTAAATGTTATGTTGATACATTTAAAAATATAAGTAAAAAAAACCGAAAAAAGAAGGGGGGAGGAAACTTCTTTACAAAGAATTATTTATTTCGTATATTGTACTATTATGGGATGTTCAGAATGTAAAAAGAAACAATCAATCAAGGAAGATATGCTTGACAACGTGAAGTTTGTAAGCAATACGGTTGTTTGGTTTGTGGTTGTATGGAGTGGGTTTGCCATCTACGGCATTTACACTCTCATCAGTAAGTTATTATGAAAAATGGAAAGTATTTCATAGTTCTTTTTTGTAACAAAAAAAAGATAAAAATGTTATATCGTTGCCAAAAACTGACGACGATATACGAACATTGGCGCGAGTACAAAACCCAACGAAAACCTCGTTTCTTAAAAATCCAAGGGGGTAAGAGGAAACAGGAGTTGGTGTATGAACTTGCATTAATCTTTCCTAACAATAGATGGTCAAACAAAACGTTTGTTCGAGATAGTTTGGGTAGAACTATTGAAGCAAAAATGGAAGATGATAAATTACGTATAAAGGAAATAATTCCATATTGGAAAGAAGAATTAATATACGACTTCCAAAAGAAAGAACATGTCAGATATCATATTATGTTAGAGGACATAATGGGTATTAATGACATTGGTCAGATTTTTACACTGAACAATAAATTATTTGTCCAAAATGAAAATGACATCCGGTTGTATGGTAACAAGAACATAAAGGATGCCGAAAGATTATTTGATTTGGTTAGAGAAGACCTTCTAAAAAAGAAAAAGAGTAACTTCATCTTTGTTAAGGATGTTACCACCGCACAAAGGAAATTACTCTACACTCTATTGGAGTCAAAAGGTTTTAAGAGGACTGAACTTTTCCGTCACTATTCTTATTAAAAACAATATCAACCTCACCCATCTTTATTGTAAATGTTTTACCGGCAGAATTTGTTTTCTTATTCTGTTTTTTACAGATGTAATCGTAAACTTTGTAGTATTCTAATTCAGGGACCTCAAGCACAACAGTACTTGAATCTGTTTTAAGATTCAATTTTTCAACTAAGTCACAAATAATAGCCAATTGATTTAGTAAATCACCCTTTTTTTCCATAACCAAATATCTTCAGTATCTTTTTAAATATACTGGTCTTTTCCTTTTCAGGGACTTTAAACATTTCACTTTTATCGAGCTGTTTGATTTCGTCAATCATCCTCCTCTTGTGATTCAATATCTCCATCTTGTCCTTCTCCGTCTCCTTCTTCAACCAGTTTAATCCCTGTTGGAGTTTCTTGTTCTGATTTTGCATTTTCAATAAAACTTAGGTCTTTTAATTTGTCCAAAGATTCATGTTGGAAAAGAATTTGTAGTTCTTTAATTTTTGCTTGTAACAATCTTTCCTTCTCTTCCATTTCTTTATTGGTATCAATGATGTCTCTTGCACATGTAAATGCGGTTTCATAACCGTTGTATGTTGCTTGGGCAATTATCGATAACAATGTGAATTTTTCATTCTTATCTTGTACTTTAAATTTAACTGATTTGTATGGAGCCACGATTTGTTCGAACTTCCATGTAATTGGTAACTTAATGTCCAAGCTTACATTACTGTCGATTTCTCTAAGTGAGAAAAAATATGGTCTCAAATATTTTATAGATTCAAACACGTTCTTAAATTATTATATATGTTATGATGTATGATAGTGCAAGATAAATGAAGACCTCCTTCACGGAGTTCACCTCCATTGGTTGTGGTTCTTCCTGAAATAGTTTTATTATGAATTCAAAAACAAATCTTAAAGTGAAAACTAATGACAGGATGAACAAAAAAAGTTTAATTTGTTCAATCATGACGTTTTATCTCCTCCAATATTTCTTTTCTGTAGTTAGCGATGAGTGTTTTAATTTCTTGTGCGTATTTTCTAGCACGGATTGAAGCACTCCTATTCCCTTTTTCATACACTTTAGTGGTATCGACAGACATTTTCTCCACCAAGTCTTTTATTTTCTTTAGTGTTTCCATAATTATTCCGTTTTTATTATCAATATACGGAAAAAAATCTATTTTTTCAAGTTTTGTTCTAATAATTTATAAACCTCGGTTAACATGTCAAGTTCTGACCTTGACTTCTTGTGTTTAAAATCGAATAGTTTATAGAAGTATTCCCCAATCCTCGGGTTTCCCTCATCCATTTTAACACTATAGTATGCCTCATGGAAGAAGTTCCAAAAATACTCGTAGTGAGCACCTTTTTCTTTAAAATGGATTTTTTCTTTGGAGAAATTGGACAGGATTCTGTCCCAGCACCAATTAAAATGATTGTGTTGGTCTGATTCTTTATGGAGAACATCAATACCTAAAAAGGTACTGTCCACCAATTCATACAATGATGATAGAAAGTCGTAGAAAAGTTCAATCTTTTCACGATGTATATTGTATGCTCTATACCAAACGTCGATTTGATGTCTATATTTTTCTGTGGCTTGCGACTCCATATATTCTTCTCTCTTTTCCATATTCCTTATCATATCAAAAATATAAGGAAAGAAAAGGACAAAAAGAAGAATTACTGAGTTCTTTCGTCGTATCCTAAAATCTTCTTCATTCTCTTGATTTCTTCTTCAAGAATGGAAGACATAGTAGGTTTTTCAGATTCGTTAACCACGTTAACTTTCTCAGGTTCTTTCCAAGCATGACCCCAACTAATTTGTGGTTCTTTAGAAATCTTCTTAGCCTTTCTTTCAGCTTTTACTTTGATTTTCTTTCCTGTATCTGTTTTAATAACATTAGCCGCATCTTGTGAGTTACCCATAGTTGAATCACCCTCCAATGCTTTCTTTAATCTTTCTTTGAATCTTTCTGATGGTTCATAATCATAATTCAAATCTTCAAGTCCACCACCTCTATAATCTTCGATGGTTTCATTTTCTTTTTCGTCACTTCTTTGTGCGACAGTTTCACCCTTACCAATTGCTTTTGGGAATTCAGGATTGTCGTTACCATCGAATGATGAAACATCTTTCAATTTCTTCTCAACTTCGGCCATATGTGATTTAGATTCGTCACCAGAACCCTTTTGAGCTCTTTTAGTAACTTCTAAACCCGGTACCGCTTCGTTTACCATTTTTGAAATTAAAGAAACCAATTCACTTTCTGTAAGTCTTAA